TTCTTTAGACATATTGTAACCTCGTAAAGTTGTGTTCTTTTTCAAACTTGATTATATTTGTAAACTTATCAAAAAGTATATCGCCTTTGTGTGATATAATAAAAATGTTTTCTTTTTCCATTTTTCTAACTATCTTAAAAAAGTCATCTGTTCCTTGACCATCTAAACTACTATCAAAGATTTCATCAAGGACCATTAGATTTGTATTGGCGCTGTTTTTCATTTTAGCGATAGATCGCCAAGTAAAGACTAACGCTAAATCTATTCTCATCTTTTCACCTTCACTAAAACTATTATAATCAAATACATCTCTGTGACGACTTTTAACAGTTTCATTAAACTCCTCGTCTAAATGAAAGTTAACAAAGAAGTCCATAGATTGTAGATATTGATTTATAAGTGTATTCATAATAGGTAGATACTTTTTAATAATCTTTGCCTTAGCGCCTTTGTCAGAAAGTATCTCTCTTATAACATCAATGTATTTCTTTTCTTCTACAATTTTATTTAGTTCTAGTTTTGTTTCTTCTAATTGTTTCTTTAGTTCTTCTAATTGACCTTCAACATCTTTACTGTCTTCGTCTTTACCTTCTAGTAATAATATTTCATTATGTAAACTATCACTAAACTTTTTGATTTCATTTATTGAGGTGTTTAATTTTGACATTTCAATATTAATATCATACATTTTATTTGATATATTATTAAAATCAGTAATTTTGTGTTCCACTTTTGATAGTTCTTTAACTAAATCTTTCATACCATCATTTAAAGTTATAAGTTTACCCTTTTCATAAGCAATCTTTTCACCTCTAAATTCTGGTTGTATCTTTTGTGTACAAGTAGGACAGTTATCATTTTCTTCAAAAAAATCTAAATTCTTTTTGTGTGTGTTTAAGTTCTGTTCGATTTTTGTTTCTAGTTTTTCTAATTGTTTTCTTTTACTTTCAAATTTATCTTTTTCTTTTATATTTTCTTCTAATTGTTTATATTCACTATCTAATTTTTGTATCTTTCTTAAATATTGTTCTTTGGCGTCATTGTTTTGTTGTAGTTTATTTCTTTTAATATCAATGTCACCCATACTTCTATTTTTTAATTCTTCAAAATGTTTTGTTTCTAATTCATATTTTGATTCAATTAAATCACATTGATGTCTAGCTTCTGTTATCTTTTTTGAAAGTTCAGTTTGTTGGTTTCTTGTAAGTATATCCATATGAGATAAAACTCTTATATCTAATATTTCTTCTACAACCTCTCGTCTATGTCTTGGTCTCATCTGCATAAAGGGTTGATAAGATGATGAACCTAATACTGCGATTTGTTTAAACGCCCTATAATTTAATCTCAATATTTGATCTTCTAATACATTTTGATAATCGACACTTGAGGCATCTTGGTTAAGTAAAACACCATCACTATAAATTTCAAAAATATTAGGTTTAATACCTCTTGTGATTTTATACATTTTTGTACCAACTTGAAACTCAATCTCAACCAATGTGTCACTATTATTAATAGTATTTACAATTTGTTCTTTTTTAATATTTCTAAATGGTCTATTAAATAGAGCAAAACATAAAGCGTCTAACATAGTTGATTTACCAGAACCATTAGCGCCAATCATTAAAGTTAGTTGTGACTTTCTTAAATCTATTTCAACAAAGGTATTACCTGTTGAAAGAAAGTTTTTCCATTTTATTTTCTTAAAAATAATCACGTGGTAATTTATCCCAATTAATAACTCTTAAATTTCCTGACACACTTATTCTAGTTACTTTAGATTTATAAGGTGCCACCCAATGTTGTAATAAAGCAGGAAACATAAACATATCACCTGTTTGTGGTTTGATTGCTGTACCTGTGGTTGCCCAACGAGGTCTAGCTTGTTGTGTATATTCAAACATTAACATACCAGGTTTTGCTGATGTTCCTTCAAACTTATCTTGTTCTTTTTTTAACTCTTTTGGTACATCTACAAATATAACAAATGAATAATCAGCACCGTGTGTGTGCATTGGATTAAAATCTCCTGGCTCCATAAAATTAACCCATAAATCATCTGCTCTTAAATCTACATTTAATTCTTCAATACCGTGAAACTTACAATGACCATTTCTGTAAGCTTGTATGATAGGGTGTATCTCATTATAAAACCACTCTTGTACGTTTTGAGGATATAAAAATTGATTATCTAAATGACCTGCTAAAGCGTGGTTGTAAGATTGTTTTGCTTTCTTACCTTCAGTTTTTAACTTCTTAATAATATAATCAGGTACTTTTGTTTTCATAACATAAGGACCCCAATTCATATGGGTTGATTTTACATTTTCAATCTTACTCATTTTTCAATTGCTTCAGTAAATAATTCTTTTACAACTTTCTTTAATTTGTTTTTGTCTAATTCAGTATCTATTTGCTCTACATAATTACCTAAAAATGTAAGTGTGTCTTCACCTTGTTCTAATATGTTTTCTTTCACAGATGCTGTAATATCACTATTTAAATCCTCTATAATATTTACTTCGTGTGTGTTTACTGTATTATGTAATCTATCAATTAATTTATTAAACATTTCTTCGTTTGTTTTGTTTGTAACAAATACTTTTACAAAGGTGTTTTCAAATTGTGTTAAATCTTTATTTGTATAATCATTATCTTTATCATTATAAATTAACTTTTTATGTATTCTAATTGGATTAGGTATTCGTATTAGTTCTCTTGTATCTGTATCAAATATATGGAATCCTTTAGGACATTTGTAATCTGACCAAGTAATTTCATATTGAGCACCACAATAATATATTTGACCATCATCTGATTTTTTATGAAAGTGGCCTGAAATAACTTTTTCAAATCTTTTAAATATTGATTTATCTAAACCTTGATTATTAAAAGTACCATTGTGCATTTCAAAACCTTTTATCTCTAAATGACCCATCGCAATTTGAGCTTGACTATTCTCTATTTCTTTAATAGAGTGATCGTAATTTTCATCACATATCCAAGGTATTAATAGTATATCTAAACCATCAAAGTTTATAGTTTTTGCTTTATCATAAATCCAAGGTTCGTGTTGACCATCATAAGTTGTACATAATTCATTAATTGCATTTACTTCGTTTGTGTTTTTATAATAAGTGTCGTGGTTACCTAGTATGATATGAGTATCAATACCTTCTTCCCACAATCTTTTCATAAACTTTTGTCTAAAGGTGTGTGCTGTTTTAAAGTTAATAAATTTTCTTCTATCAACTACATCACCTAAATGGACTAAAGTTTTTATGTTATTCTCTTTAAGATATGGAAAAAATATCTCATTATAAAAACGCATAAAGTAATCCAAAAATGCTGGACTATCATTCCTCGCACCGAAGTGCGTATCGTTTAACAAAGCAATTTTCATAATTAATTAAAAAAGTTTAGAGTGGCTTTACTGGTTTTCTTTTTTTTCTTTTTAGTAACTTTTTTTACTGGTTCTTCCATTTTCACATTTTTTTGTAAAAATTCTCTAAACTGATTTTTAAATTCTCTATCATCACCTGGTTGAAGTGCTACATCATCATAGTTATTATCCATAATTAACTTATGTTTGATTGTAGTTTGTTTCTTTTCTTTTTGTATTCTTCTTACAAATGCGTAATAGATAATTTGTGTAAAGTAAGCAAAAGGGTTGCTTGATTTCGCTGGGTTGAAATTGTCCAAATATTGTAAACAGTTTTCAATACCATCACTAATCATATCATCTCTAAAAGTATAGTTAATAAAATTAGGTCTATAAGATAGGTGATTTGCGATCTTTAAAAAACAACTACCAATGTAATCAGTCACTGGTGGCTTTTCTCGTTTTTCTTTCTTCGCTTTATTTACTTCTTTTTTGTAGGCTTTCATCGCCTCTAAAAAATCTTTGTTATTTACGTAATGTTCTTTTCTTGCTGCCATAATTATAATATACTACATTCCTTTCATAATGTCAATGTTTTGAGCAGATTAATCCTTAATTAATTCTACTTCTACAGCCTCTGCTTTACCATAGTCTTCATAGTTTTTATTATAGTGTTTCCAAATACGATTTTCGAGTTGTTTAGGAGTACCCTTAAAAGGATATACGTGTTGACAATATTTTTTAGGATTGTCACTATTATAAGTTGCTTTAATTATCCATTCACTTTTTTTCATATCTTTTCAAATCAGCGTTGACTTTTACGAAAATCTGTATATAATGAAGCGTGTTGAGCGTTGATAGAGGATACTATAAGCTAGTGTAGAGTCTTTTTAGGAAACTCATAATCACCATCTTCATCATCAAATATTTCGTTTAGTTCTTTATTTGTATCATCTGAAAGTCTAGTTCTTTCATACTGATCATCTTTTTGTACCTTTTCTTCTTTATCATAATCTTTTATTAAATGAAAATAACTTGTCATCATAGAGCCGTTGGCGTTTGTGATAGACATTATTTTATCCTTTGGAATAGATATAATTACGTCTTTTGTATATGGCGACCATTTGATTAGTGCCACATAATCTTTTATACCTTGTGGAGTAAGTTGAGGGACATACTTAACTTGAAGTGGTTTTGTGATTCTTAATAATGGTGATTTAGCTTCTAGTTGTTCTTTTGGAAGTGAACAAACTATATCATCGCCATTAACAAGCTTAATTATCTTTACTGGACTAACTACTTCTTTTGTCATTTGTTAACTCCACGTTATGGATTTCATAATTAAAATCTTCTTCATTGTATATATTTATTCTTTCTTTAAAGTGTTGAAGTGTATAGTTTTGTTTATCGTTGTATGATATGTCATCAGCAATATCATATAAAGTTGCAGATGAATTATTGTCTTTTAACCTAAGGCCACGACCAATAGATTGTAAATTTCTAATACGAGATTTGCTAGGGGAAGCGAAAATAATGTTGTGAAGATTCCTAATATTAATCCCAGTGGAAAAGACGCCATAACTAGCAATAATGATAGCGTTATCGGACTTTTCAGTAATCGCTCTAATATCTTCTCTAACATCGGCTTCTACTCCT